ATCGAAAAGCTCAATTTTATAAAAGTAGTCAAGGAAACTGACTATGATATTCCAGAAGGTTTTAAAGATATATTTGGCGATATATTTAAATAGTAAGAATTGATTCATTGTAAATTTGGTTAGGGTCCCTGCGTTGTGAAACGTGGGGATTTTTGTTTTATACCATTTCGTGCATATCCTCGAAATGGTTTTTATATATATCATTATTTTTTAGAATACTTATAAAATAATTTTACGTTACAAATAGTATCTATGGCTGAATCTTATACCGACTATCCAAAGGCTGCGAGTGAGAATGCTAAACGAGCTTTAAAGTTTAGAGAGGAGACTGACAATAAAAACGGTTGTGGTACTCCAGTAGGCTGGGCAAGGGCAAATCAGTTAGCTAAAGGAGAACCTATTTCAGAAGATACTATTAAGAGAATGGCATCTTTTAACAGACATAGACAGAATAAAGATGTACCATACGAGGAAGGTTGCGGAGGTTTGATGTGGGATGCTTGGGGCGGTACTGAAGGTATTGATTGGGCTATTCGCAAATCAGAACAAATAGACAAAGAGAAAGTAAAGAATATGACAGAAATAGATATAGTAGGAACTATAGACCCTTATTCAAGTGCTAATGCTCAGAATCTAAAGGAAAGTTTAGATAGTGCAAATGGTAGCGATATAATATTTCATATTGCTTCTGAAGGCGGTTCTTATTTTGAGGGTCTGACTATGGCTTCTATGATAAGTAGCTATAAGGGAAAAACTAAGGCTCACGGAATGGGTCTGGTGGCCAGTGCAGCAACTGTTGTATTCCTTGCAGCAGATGAAAAATACCTTACACCAAATAGCTTTTTTATGATTCATTCTGCTTGGGCTGGTGCTGAAGGTAACGCAAAAGAAATCAGTAAAACAGTAGAACTACTTTCTAAGGTTGATGAGCAAATGGTTAATATATACGTTGCTCAGATGGAAAGTAAAGGTAAGTTAATTAACGGTTCTATTGAGGATACTAAAGAGTATATCAAAGTCTTAATGGCTGCGGAAACGTGGCTAACGGCTGAAGAGGCTATGGAGTTAGGATTTGCTGATTATATTATGGATGAGGTCACAACTGACAGTTATAATAACGAGGCTCTATTTGCAAAACTTAGAGCAGAATCTAAATTTAAAAACATTCCAAAAATTAAAAACAGTATGAACGACAAAAAAACGTTACTACAAAGCATCGCTTCTGTTTTTGGTTTCAAGGCTGAAATAGTCGAAGAAAAAGACTTAACTAAGATTGAAGAGCCAAAGGCTGAGGATGGCTTAGAAATTGAAATCTCACAAGAGGAAAAAGATTTCGAAAGCTATACTCCAGAAGAAAAGATTGCTTATTACGAAAAGAAGATAGCTGAACTCGAAGCTGAGAAAGAGGCTATGTCTACTGAAATGGCTGCTATGAAAGAAAAAGTCAAATCTCAAGAAGAAATGATGAAAGAAAAAGAAGTAACCATTGAGGAAAAAACTAAAAAACTGGAAGAGGCTCAGGCATCTGCTATGGCTAAAATCAGTTACAAATCTGAAGGCGGTACTAAGGTAAACAACAAATTTACTCAAGACCAAATCATTCAGGCTTCTACGTTTATCAAATCATTGTTAAATAAATAAAACTAAAAAAAGATGGCTTTTAATAAAGAAAATTTCTATCAAGAGGGCAACAGTCAAGAGTTTTTCTTTACTCGTACTAACCCACTTGCAAACCCTGCTAATGCTGAAATCCTTAAAATTAAAAAATCAGGATGTTGCGATACTGAATTTGCCCTTGTAGCTGAATATGGTTATAATGGAATGGCACAAGAATTTGCAATAGATTTTTCAGCACCAACCTCTACTATTGACTCACGTTACGTTAAAGTTGTAGTAACAGATGGTCAAGGTCATTTTGCTACTGCGGTTGGAACTGGAACTGTTAGCTCACTTACTGTTGATGCTTCTGGTCTTGACACCTCTGTAGTTTGGACTGTATCTGTAGTTATCGAAGTATTAGAGAACGCTTCTGTTGACTGTCCTTGCATTGTTGAGTACACATTCCCTTACAATAGCTTTGTAGGTACTGTTACTATTGACACTACTACTCTTTATGCTCCAGTAATAGCTTTATTTGAAGCTGATGGAACTACTGCAGTTGCTAATGGTGATTCTTACAATATTGGTACATTCCCTGATGGTGGCACTTCTGAGCCTTTCAGTGTAGTTGTTAAGAATACTGGCGATTCAGTTTTGACTGTAAGCTCAGTTTTATTTACTGCTGATGTACTTAGCTTCACACTACCTCAGTATGCTGGTGTAATTTATCCTAATTCATCCATCACTCTAAGTGGCACAGTAGATGCTTCTGGTTCTGCTGGTTCTTATGGAGGTACTATCACTTTAAGTAGTGATGCTCCGAACGCTCCAGCTTATACTATTGACATTGATTATACTTTGGCTTAATCTAATTTTTAAACTTTAAATTGAAATAAATAATATGGCTATATATGAAAACGGTCAGTTCAATATCAATTTGATTGGTGAACAGGCTCAAGAACTTTTGCTAAAACCAGTATTTTTTGACGCAGAAGTTGATGAAATCTTTGACACGATGTTACTTGTTAACAAGAAGCAAAACATCGGTTATGTAGGCGCTATGGAAAATATCCTACAACTTGGAGACGGTTGTGGATGGACTCCTAAAGGCTCAATGTCTATCTTCGAAAGATGTATCGAAACTGAATTTGTAAAGGCAAACGTTGAACTTTGTTTTGATGAATTCAAAGATACAGTTTACAAGCAACTTCTAAAGAAAGGTACTCAGATTGATAATCTTGAAGGTACTATCTTTATGGATTTATTGCTAACAAGAATGCAACAAGCGGTTAGAAAACAGGCTTTACTTCTTGCTTTCTTCGGTGACAAGGCTTCTGCTAACAATGATGTTAACATCGTTGACGGTATGTGGTCTGTTTACATACCTAACTTAGTTGCTCTTAACTTAGTTCCTTACATCAACTCTAACTCTGGTATTCCATTGGGTGCTGGTGATGGTATCGACCTATTGACTGCAGTTTGGGAAAACGCTTCAAACGTTCTTTCTGCAGTTCCTGAAGCTGAAAAGGTATTCCTTGTATCTGCTAACGTTTACAGACAGTACCTTGTAGACCTACAAAACAATGGTATCTCATCTAATATGCACCTTGAGTTGTTAATGAACGGTACTTCTAAATTGACATTCAATGGTATCGAAGTTAAGCCTATGTACGACTGGCAAGGTTACGCTTCAAGCTATCAAGGAATCAACGATGCTAACTACGTACTTTATACTAAGCGTGATAACTTAGTAATGGGTACTGATGTTACGTCTCCATTAAATCAAGTACAGGCTTGGCAAGACTGGGAAACTGAGAAATTGAAAGCTAAAATCAAATTCTATCTTGGTTTCAACTACAAGCATAACGAATTGATAACTGTAGCATACTAAAAATAAAGGGGGTTGAAATATACCCCCTATATCTATTAACTTAATAAATCTTAATTATTATATGAGTTGCTTAACTTCAGGTTATTCAGTAGATTGCTCTACTAATTGCTCTGGTGGTTTGTACAAGTTTTGGTTAGCCTCTATCGGTGACATCACTTCTTTGACATTTACTGCTGGTGAGCTTACTGCAATCACTATGGTTGCTACTAAAAAATTCTATGAGTTCACACCTTATCAAGAAACTGCTTCTTGGGTTGAAGCTGGTGAAAGAACTAACTGTAACACGGTTGTTACACAAACTTTGACTGGTGTATTCCCTTGTCACTCACAAGACGTGAAAGAAGCTATCGATGAGCTTAAGGCTTGTTGTTGTGGATTCGTGGTTATTCACGAGGAGAACAACGGTTCACGTTGGATTTGGGGTGTTCCTTATAACCTTACTACAGGTATTACTGATTCTTATGTTCATTTCCCTGCTCAGTTGACTGCATTTGAAACTACAACTGGAACGGCTATCAATGACCAGAATCAAGCATCTGTTACAATCGTATCAAGAGGTACTACTTTGGCAAGTCCAGTAGATACTTTGGTTACTATTCCTGTGTAATCTCTTGCTTTGTTCGTTATATATCGGAGGGGGTGTAAAAACCCCCTTTTTAAAATCAATAAGATATGTTTAAAGTACAAGAAAAATTCTTAGATAGTTACGTTGTATGTTCAAAATTTAAGGTTAACTTTAATGAAGCTAATCAAGAACAGTTGGAACATCTTTACCACTTAGGACATCCAGCGGTTATTGTTGACAAAAAGAAAGTAAAGAACAAAACAATAGATAATCTATCAAATGAAGAAACCAAATCTGAGGGCGAATAGTCTCAAAGCGAATCCTACCAACTCGAACAAAGTACACGCTTGGACTGGTGTTCAGCTTGGGGTTCGCCCTTTTTTAGTTGATGACATATTTAGAGAACCTACTAAGGAATTCTTAGATACTACGGTTGTAGAGTATTTACCATTTAATACCTATGACCTTTGGCGATTAGATAGGATTCAAGCTATCTGTAACAATTCGCCTACAACGGCTGCTATTATACAACAAAAAGTAAATTATTCTTTAGGCGATGGGTTTTATTCTGTACCTGCTTCTACTCTTAGCGTGTTGTCAAGCGTTAAACAACAGAGAATAGAGAATGCACAAATTACTATTGAGCAGGAGATTGAGTTAAATGCTTTTTTAGAAAAAGTAAATACTGAGGGCGAAAGTATCGAGGAGCTGAGTGCTAAAATATTTAAAGACTTTGCATCTTTTGGTAACGCTTTTATAGAGGTGCAAAGAATCAAGGTAGGCAGTACAAAGAAATATTATATGAGACTGCTACCTATTACTTGGTGTAGACCAAAGAAAGCTGCAAAAGATGAGCTTTACCCTACTCACGTGGGAATCAGTTCTGAGTTTGAGGAGCATTATGTCATAACACCAAAAGACCCTATTGAAATACCTCTTTTCCCACACTTTGAAAATTTCGATGGTGTAGAAAAGTCTATTATACATTTAAAGAATTACGAACCTACTTTGGTTTATTGGGGGATTCCTGATTGGGTAAGTGCTAAGATATGGTCTGAATTAGAATATAGGATTCCTAAATTTAATCAAAGTAAGTTTGAGAATGGTTTCACTCCAAGTGCTATTATTTCTTTATACGGTTCTACAAATCAAGAAGAGGCTCAGGAAGTAGTAAGGGCAATGAGAGATTGTTTTACTGGTACTGGCAATAACTCAAAGATGTTCATTCAGGCTTTGAGAGATAATAGCTATAAGGCAGATGTACAAGTATTGAGTGAGTCAAATGATGGCGAATTCTTACAGTTGCAACAAATGGCTCAACAGGCCATTGTCGCTGCTCATAGATGGACTATGAGTTTGACTGGTCTTAGAACGGCTGGAAGTCTTGGAACTAACCAACAGATAAGAAGTGAATTTGACATAGTTTATAATACAGTTATTAGACCGATGCAAAGACTATTCTTGACTAAGTTTTTAAATCCAGTTATACAGGATGCTGGAGTATTTTTAGAAAAGGACTGGTCTAATATTGCTATAGATATTGCTAAGCCTATGCCTGTGTCTTTTGCTGGAGACCTGGATGTTAAGGCTGTTTTGACTATGGATGAACAAAGAGCTGAATTAGGATTTCAGCCTATAAAGAAAGAGAATACTGGCTTAGATACACAACCTTTACCTGAACAAAATCTTGGTGCATAATGAGTTTAATTAAACCACAGGAAGTAGTTAATACTGGTATTTACAGAGCAGCACCTGTCAACACAAGGTTTGATATTAACATTATCAGTCCTCACATACAGAGTGCTGAAGAACGATTTGTAGTTCCTATTCTGGGAACTGCTCTATACAATGATATGGTAGCTAATCAAAATCCATTAGTTAGTAATTACAATCCTGATGCTGGTGCTTTAGTTGACAAGTTCCCTTTAGATGCTAATTACGAGAGTCTTTGGACTTTGTATCTTTTAAGATTTATAGGCTATGTTATATACTACGAGGCTTTACCTTATTTGACATTCCAAGTAAGTTCTAAGGGAATCTTCACAAATGATAGTGAGTTTGCAAGTAATGGCGGTTTGGCTGCGGTTAAGTTTATGCAGGATAATACGCTTCAGAAAATAGATAATTTAAAACCTTTAATTGATAAGTACCTCTGTGATAATAAGACTTCTTTTCCTTTGTTTAATTCTAAACATTGTGGGTGCGATACTTGTGAGAATGATAACGATTGCGGTTGTGGCTATGGTCACGAGTGCGGTTATTTTTTAAGAGCAGGATTTTATTGCAATACTTGTAGAACACGTAAAAACAATTCAACAAATATAATATTATACTAAAATGAACATAGTAAAACAGTCAACAGGCAACGTTGTATTAACAGATAATAGTGGCAATATTGTTAAGGTATTCGTTCAGGTTAATGCTTTGGATGTTGTAAGCAAAGATGAAGTTGTAGTAAAATTTGGCTTTAATCAATGGCATTCATTATATGCCAGTCAGATAGACAATACTCAGATAGAACCTGCTGGAGCAGTACCATTTAATGGTAACGCTTATGATTTAGTTAGCCTACTAAGTAGCTCTTTTTTTTTTGAGTTAAGTGGGGGCGGTTCTCAGGATTTAGAAGATGTATTAGCATTAGGCAATTCTGCTGGTACATACAATATTGATTTAAATAATAATGACCTTTTAAATACTGATAAAATAGATTTTAACACTGGCACAACTGACACTGCTGGTGAGGGTCAATTTGTTTGGAATAATAGTTTAGGAACGTTAAACTTAGGTTTAAAAGGTGGCAATACTATTTTAAATGTAGGTCAGCAAGTTATAACAAGGGTTGTAAATAAGACTACTCCTTTAGTACCATTGACAAAGGCTGGATATCAGGTTGTAATTGTATCTGGTGCTACTGGTCAGAGATTATCTGTAAGACTTGCAAAAGCTGACAATGATACTAATAGTGCTGGTACGCTTGGAGTTGTTTGTGAGAATATAGCAGTTAATCAAGAAGGCTTTATTGTTTCCGTTGGTCAGCTTACAAATATAAATACTACAGGTAGCTTACAGGGTGAGACTTGGAATGATGGCGATGCTTTATATTTAAGTCCTACTGTTTTTGGTGGCATTACAAATATTAAGCCTACTGCTCCAAACCACGAAGTAAGAATTGGTTATGTAGAATACGCTCATATCAATCAAGGTAAAATCTATGTCAAGATTGATAACGGTTATGAGTTGAATGAGCTGCATAATGTAGCTATAAATGGACTTACATTAACTAATAATGACATTATAGCCTATAACTCTGCTACTCAGGTATGGCAGAATAAAAAGCAACCTATTGAGATTCAGGCGGCTTGTAGTGATGAAACAACGGCTATCACGGCAGGAACAAATAAAGTAACATTTAGACTACCTTGTGCATTTACCTTAACTGGTGTTCGTGCTTCTTTAACAACGGCTCAAGCATCTGGAAATATCTTTACAGTTGACATCAATTTAGGGGGTAGTTCAATATTAAGTACAAAGTTGACTATTGACAATACAGAGAAGACAAGTGTTACGGCTGCAACACCAGCGGTTATTTCAAATACAACTATGACTGATGATGGAGAAATTACAGTTGATGTTGATCAAATTGGGAATGGAACTGCTACAGGTTTAAAAATAACTTTAATAGGACATAGATAATTATGATTATTAATCCTTATATATTTGGTGGTTTTGACCCGGATGCACAGGCTTTTATTACTGCTGCTAATATAACCAATAATACACAAAGAACGGCTATTAACCAGCTTGTGTTAGACTTAAAGGCTTACAATATCTGGTCAAAGATGAAGGCTATCTATCCTTTTGTAGGAGGTACTGCATCTACGCACAAGTTTAACTTAAAAGACCCAAGAGATTTAGATGTAGCCTTTAGACTTGTATTTAATGGGGGATGGACTCATAGCAGTACGGGAGCTTTGCCTAATGGTACTAATGGATATGCAGATACTAAATTGAATGCAAGTTCTAATTTAGGACAATTTTCGACATCTATGTCATACTATTCAAGAACAATTAATGATGGGCCTTATACTGATGCTGGAGCACAACAAGCATCAAATTTAAGCCAACGAATAGTATTAAACTTTAAATATAGCGGAGTAGGTTATTATGACCAAAACGATACAGGAACAGGTAGGCTATCTGTTAATATGTCATCAATTAACAGTAATGGTTTGTTTTTAATGTCAAGAACTGCTAATAATATTCAAAAAGCATTTAGAAATGGTAGTCAAATTGGAAGTACAAATAATAATACAATTTCTACATTATTGCCTACATCTTTTATTTGGTTAGGTGCATATAATGGTAGTATACCAACATATACCAATCGTGAATGTGCTTTTGCCACTATCGGAGATGGTTTTACTGACACCGATGCAACGAATTTATATAATACAGTACAAACATTCCAAACTTCATTAAGTAGACAAGTTTAAAAATAATTAAATATGACATTAGTAGGACTTTTAACAATAGAACAAAAGGATAGCTTAGTCGGACAGATGTACGATGAGGATAGCTATTTTAATCCCATTGAGGATGCTGATTCAAACTGGATAATTTCAGTTGAAGAAATAGAATATAACACAAATCCTGAATTTATGTGGATTAAAGATTTACCATTGATTGAATATAATCCAAAACCATCACCATTTCCCCCTATTGAAGAATAATGAAAACACTTTATACTGATATACTTAGTGTATTACACACGGCTATATTAACCTTATTAACCTTTTTATCGCCAATCTCAGGCGTTATTTTGACTGTCATTAGCTTTGTATCTTTTGACACGTTAATAGCTTACTGGAGGGTAAAGAAAACAGGCGGTAAATGGACAAGCCGAAAGCTCAGAGTAGGGTTAGTTCATAAGTGCTTAACCTATATAGCTTTAATAGTGCTATTCTTTTTGATGGATAAGTTTATCTTGAATAGCCTTATAATACATTTAGTCAGTATAGAGTATTTTTTAACTAAATTATTGAGCCTTGTTTTTATCTTTATAGAGTTTACATCCATTGATGAAAGCTATACGATAGTCAGAGGTAAGAGTATTTTCCAGAGTGTAAAGGAATTGATAGGAAAGGCAAATGATATAAAGAATGATTTAAAGAATTTTAACGAAGACAAAGAAAAACACCTATAAAATATCTTTCATTTATTATTGTTTTAGGATAGTCCCGTAAGGCTATCCTTTTTTATTTTACAAATTATAGAAAAAAACATAACAAAAGTTTTCTTTTCTAATTTAAATATTTTAAATTTGTGAATCAATTTATTTAATTACTTTCAAAACACACGTATTATGAAGACTAACAAAAATTTCTACTTTATTAAGGTTAAAGGTCAGGACTGGACTATTGCCAGATTTGATGACAGAATAGATTGTTTTATTACTTTTGGTAGTGAGGTTTATCATTGGTCAGAGGTTGAGGTCAGTAAGAAGGAGATTGAGTTCCCGGTAGATGTAGTTATTGATGACTATGATAAATTTTTAGACGAAATATTTTATTAAAATGGTATTCAACTTTTTCCTTAACAACTGTAAGATAACAATAGACATCTATCATATTTACAATCCTAAAACAGATAAGCATCGCTTTCAATTTGAGAGTATTCATATTGATGACATATTCTACGATGACATAGATTTAGCTTTAAATATTTTAGATTTAGATGCAGTTACTTTTTCTAATATTGTTATTGAGCAGTTCTTTAAAAATAATTAAAATGTATTTAGTACGCACACTTAGACTCAGAAGAAATGGCTACACGGTTGTAGCTACGGCAACGTTTTACAAAGGATGTAAGCAAACACTTGAAACACCAGCAGAACCAGACTGGTGGCATTCTGAGGATTACTACATTGAGGATATGACAGAGTTAACCTATGAGCAAATCCTTGATTTATTACAAATGGATGACCAGCAAATGATTGACTGGATAGATGAGGAATTTTCTAACAATTATAAAACGGAATTTTATGAACACGATTAATTTAACAACCGATTACTATCAAAGCGAAAGCATCAATGAGATTATTCCAGCTTTGGTTAAATTTCAAATTGCATTCCAAAACTCAAGTCTAAAAAAGGATGCTAAAAATGAACATCTAAAAAATGGCTATGTAAGTTTGGATAATTTACTTAACGTTGTAAGACCTATTTTATCAGATTGCGGTTTGGTAGTAGTTCAGTCTTTGGCTGGGGAATACCTTACTACTGTTTTATATCACAGCTCTGGTCAGTACATAGGCTCTAATATGCCATTCAATCCAATGAGTGGAAGCAAAGCTACAAATCCACTACAAGAACTCGGAGGCGGTATTACTTATGCCAAACGTTATTCTTTATCAGCCTTACTACAAATTTCTGTAGACATTGACAATGATGGCAATGATAGTAAACTAAAAAGTGAACAATTAACTAAGTCACCAGCTAAGAAAAAAGTGTCAACTATTGACCAGCTGAATAAGATTGCTGATTGGGTATTGGAAGATATGAGTAGAGCTGATAAAATCACTACCTATTATGACTTAGATAAAGGTCAAATGGAGTGGTTAACGGCTGAAATTTACAATAGAACTGTTTAGTTAAAGATGTTTGTTAGTTAGGAAGTGGGGGTATTAGTGGCTATTC